TGTTCTTTACTTTGTCTAGCCCAAACTGTACTAGGATGATTGACATGAGCCGCAAGATAAAACTTATCATCATGTTTATCCATGACCCAGCGTTTAGCCTTGCGGCCTGATTCAGTTCTACCCTCAACAAGATTACCGTCAAGGAAACGATGAGCAGTAGAAAGAATCTGTGCGGTTTCTAGCGGCATCTTTACGATATGCTGGTCACATAAACTTTCTGCAGCTTTCTTCGGACATTTACTTCGATAAAAGATATTCATTCTCAACCTCTTGAATACAGTTAGCCCACTGTTTAACATCATAGTAGTTGGCTACCCACTCCCAACCACACTCACCCAGAACATCGTCAGCAACTTCAGCCGCCGCTGTCCAATCTCCAAAGTCTCCTATGTTTACTAGCTTGCCTTCAGTTAAAGCAAAGTATTCTCGATAGATACTCATCAGTCAGCCTCGTATTGTTCTCTAGCATCTTCAACATCTATATTCACAAAGCAGGCCAAGCCCCGCTCATCCCAAGCTATATTAGTAAATTTGTAGAAGCCCCAAGACGGTTCTGTTGGATGCTCCATAACAAACTCTGCACTCTCTGCAATCAGATCGGCTTCATAATATTGTCCTGTAATCATACATGGGTACTCACTAAATTTACTCATATATTTATAAACTCCCTATTGATAATAGTTGCGATATGTATATAGCCTCCGGTTTGATACTGGTAAACACTAGCTAAAGCATCAACCGCTTTTAAAAGTGAGCGTCTAAAATCAGGGGCATCATCCACGTCACACATGAATTTTATTTCATGTAAAAGTTCTACTCCGTTACTGTTCTGTTCTTCGCCCTTGTAAATTCTTACAATTGCATCATAAGCAAGATTATTTAATTCTTTAGTCTCCATGATCACTCCAATGATAGTCTGCGTTACTCATGTCATCAGCAATAAGATCGTATATGTAATCAATATTGAAGTAACTACTGACGTCAACTCCTGCCAAGTCGCCCCCAACCATTTCAATTTTATCAAGGTCTACTCCTTCTGAATGATTAGTGTAAAAAATTCTAACGTCCATCGTCGCCCAAGCGCAGTCTAGTTCTGCGTCCAGAACAAACGAACCATACATACTAGCCGTTCCCATGAAAAATCTCCTGATATTCAAGCATATATTCAAGTATTCGTATAGCTTCAGCAGTTGATTGGGCTTTACCCTCAAAGTAATTAGATATTGGATGGTCATCGCCCATTAACTTTCTGTACCTTCGCATACCTTTTAGCGAGGTAGCTCGGCTGTTTCTGAGATGCTGCTTCCAATGTTCTATAAGTTCTATGCTATTCATAATCATATTCCTATGCTCTAGTGTATCCATCAAGTTCAATAATTAACCACCGCCCATTCCAAGGTACTTGAACAGCACCCTGCCCCATGAATACAGGCTTAACTTTTCTTCTAAAGGTTAGATAGGTTTGTCCTTCATTCCAATAAATCCATTTAGCATGAAGGGTTATTTGCTGTAGTTTCGTAAGTTGCATAATAAGTTCCTAGAATAAAAAGAGAGCAAAGCTACTACACTTTTGTAGCTTACCATTTAAACCGATATAGATCGGCAACGAATCCCCCATTTCAAGCTGTCGCTTATTTGTTTTTACGATATACTCTTGGCCTTCTTCGGGCTTGAAGTCTCGTAATCTTTTAACAACACGCCAAACCTGTACGTCACCAAATGTTTTATGTGGTGCAATATAATATTTCATTTTACTTTCCTCTGTGGTTGTTGATCCATTCTTCAACGGTGTCGCTAGACTTTGCGGCATCGTCCCAGAATTTATTTAATTGTTCTAAAGACCATTCGCTCTGTTCTTGGTGCAAGCAGTCCAAAATAAATGCACAATAATCTTCGTCAGTCATTGCTGATCTAACTAGTCTTTTAGTGTTTATCATCCTTTCTTTATCTTGTTTGCGCATCACCAATCCCCTTTGCGGATTCGCCATAGAACATTTTCTATGTCTTTGTCTTTGAGTTTTACATACCGCTTCAAGTCCTGACGGAGCTTGTAGTAGTCAGTGTGTGGTAGTGTATAAAGATGTAGAACAACTAGGTCATTGATTAATTCTTCCGTATTTTTCATAGTAGTCCACCAATAAAAAAGCCCCTTGGAATTTCTTCCAAGAGGCTCGACAACACGACATAAGATTTAAGCAGCGTTTTGAAAGACCACGGAGTGAACAGTCTTTCTAACAATCTCTTGCCTCTTGTGTCGCACTGAAGCAATGTTTATCTCCGAAGCTTTTCTAGCGGCAGGAGCATGGGTTGACCAATCAGTGAGTGTATTATACACAGCCCACTTATTCTTGCCAAGCCTTGAGCGATAAGTAGACCACTGAATCCAAAGGTAATTCAAAGCACTATTGAATCGTGGTAGACCATCAAAGATCTCTGACCAGTTACTAGCGCCGCCAGCAATCAAAGCTTTGACTTGATCCAGACAGCCTGCGGCTTCAGCAAAAACAAACATAGCCTGCTGTTCGGTGACAGAAGTATTACTCCAATCATGCCACTTGTCTCGCTCAGTTTCAAAGACTTCAAGAGCTTTTACAATAAGTCTTGAACCGCGATCAACGTCGAGGTTCTGAGTATGGCGACCCTTGAATACTGTAATCTCACCAGAGGTGAATACCTGAAGATTAAGACAAGCAAACTGATGGGCGGCAACACTCATCATAAAGGGCCAAGAGCTATCAAAGGATGTAATACCTAACAACACTAACGAAGCGTTGTCACCGTTAGGTGTCTCATAGGTATGGTTCGGCAAAGTATATTTTACAAACGTGCGACTACCATTATGGCTGGTTTGTATTTCTTCTTTGATGCCATCTGTATTCAGATCGCTGCGAAGAATAATATTACGCTGTGCTTGAATCAAAGTCTTAGGAGCTACTGGCTTATACTTAGGGCCGTGTACTCCAAGTTCTTCCATAGTATCTGTACGGACTACAGCAACCTTAGAAGAATGATGCCAGCTATCATTGTCATCAAAATACATTAGAGGAACTGTTGCTACCTCAAAGTCTGCGGCTCCAAAGCCACCGAATACAGAAGGTTGAAACTCACGATTGAAAATAGATACTACGTTTTCCATGATAAACTCCAAGTTTAGTTTGACACCATCAAGTAATCATAATGTACCTTTGAAACTTCAAAGCCATTAGACCACACTGAATTTTTTGTAGCTAAAAAATTACACCAAGTATCCCAAAGATTTTCAGTACCTATATTATGACATATAGAAATGTACTTGTTTATCTTTTCATCTCTAATGTGTTTAGACTTTAGAGACTTAGGAAGCTTTAAAACTTTTTCATCAATACCATATAGTCTGATGTTGTGTAAGTCAATACAACCTACCAAGCCAGCAGTAAGCTGACAAACAAAACCAGCTTTAACCATACCAAGCCCATCAATTCGCAAGAAGATATTCATAAGAGAATATGCTTTCTCCGCATCTGACTTGTTAGAGTTTATAACTGCAAGGAATTGATTGAATATAAAACCTTTGCGTCTAGTTATATAGTCATAGGTTCTCCCTTTGTTGCCCCAAAGAAACTTTGAGTTACGTCCATTTAGTTTTACATCAGCCATCTGTTTACCAACAGCCGACCAAGGTTGCTGAATGCTTAAGACCACCATAGTAATTACATCTGCTAGATTATCACTAGATTCTTTTGCGTAATCTTGGATCGCTTTAGCGTGAACAGAATACATACTTACCTCTCAGCGTTGAAATCCAATGGCTCTAAGCCATACATTAAAAAGTCTACTTGAGACTGAGAAAGGCGAGGCATAGCCTCACCAATACTCTTTCTACCTTTCTGCCAATCGTCTAATTCCTCAAGGCTCGCTGGGATTCTAATAACTTTTGGGTTATCATCAGTGAGGCAAGAGGTTAATATAAAATCAGTATGCGACATTCTTGACAGCCTCCTCATCACTTTTTTCTTGCAGCTTTTTAAGCTGTTCCTCAAGCTCTTTAATCTTATCGCCACGATTATTAATAAGATCATTGCGGTTCTCAATAATATCTTTTAGGCTTGCAATCTTTTCGGATACAACAGTCGATAAAAGCTTAATAAGATCTTCAACATCGCAAGAGTTTTTCATATAAGCAATCATGTCGAGGCCACTTTCAAAGCAGTAATCTACAATTTCTTCTTTGGTATAATTGTTATCTTGGGCGGCATCCATGATTTCTTCTAAATCATAAAACTCAATAGAAACATCTGAGTCATAATCAGCAACGTCAACTTCGACAGTAATCCATCCAGATACATTAGGCATAATATTTTCTCCGTTAAGTTAAGTGATGCCAGCATTGGGTTAGATAGGGGCTGGCTAACCTACTTGCTCCCCCAGCATTCATACGAAAGGATCTTTAAAGCCCTTTCACCTTGTTCAAGGGCTTTAAAGTCCTGAAGTATTTTCAACATAAAGACTCTGATATACTTCGTCACGGTTGGTATTCCAAGGAAGGCCACGACAACTCATACAAATATTATCGTCGGCTTCGGCATCAAATAATAAATGTTTTTCGGATACTTTATTTTTACATTTGCCACACTCTTGAAACCAGCCAGTAGGATACTGACCCCAGAAACCACGACAATTAGATTTTCTAAACTTAATCATGCTGATTCCTCCATCTGATCCCAGCAAGTATCACAAAGATAAAAATTATTTGAATGCCCCATAATTATTTCTCGCTGACTAGGCGTTAAGTCAGGCCAAACATTCTGAACCAATTGATTATTGTAAAGATAATTACGATAATCATCAGGGTGAACCTCAACAGAATTAGAAGCAAAGCAGGTATCGCAATTCGCTTGGATGGTCAACATAATATTAATCTCCGATTAAATACAAAGTAAAACAACAGCAACAATTGTAAAAATATAACAGCCTGCAAAAATCATTAATCTAGATTCTCTATATCTTGCTTCAGCCCTAGTCATTTTTAAAGCTCCTTTGGAGTTGTAGGTTCAACAACAACACGATAACCTAATGATTTTATTAAGGTTATTGAGTATGGCGTTAGAGTTTTAGTACCAGCAATCTCAGCGAAATGCTGCGCATTTACACAAACCGGATAGATAACTTCTGATCCGTAATTGTTTTTAATTTTTACTGTAATAGTATTCATCGCGCTTTTTCCTCAAGATAAAAATACAATTCTATTAAGCCAAGGACTGTTGCTGGAATTGTGACAACACCAAACGAAATATATAATAATAAGAATGTTTGCATGATAGATCTCCGTTAAAGCCCCCCGAAGGGGGCGATAATATTATTACTCGCTATCGGGAGTTTCGGTGATGTAGGCCATGATAATATCTAGCTTGGCATCAAGCCCGGACAGCCTTTGGCTGTGATCCTTAATAGATTCTTCAAGCCTGAACACTCGACCAGTGATCTTTTCAAAGTGATCTTTGAAGTCTCCGACA